AAGATGCTAAATTTCCATTCAAGAGTGACTGTTTCTCCTCGGTACAGCTGTAATACTTGCCGTCGCTGTACAGATACGGATGACTTGCAAGCCATTCAGATAACATTTTTTTAGACTGTGCAATTTTATCTTCCTTGATACCATCAAGCTCTTCCTTAGTAATCTTACCCTTTTTAACATCAATAAGCTTGCCGTCCTTGATTATAAGATCAAAATTAGGAGCATAGGATACTATTTTCTTACCAAGTTCTGAATCATCTGGAATAACCCAATCGGCATCTCCGAGCCAGTCTGTATCTGGGTGTTCCATATTGATAATAAACCATTTGTTTTTATATACTATCATTTGAGAATTACCCCCCATCTGTTGCTACTCTTGGCTTGTTCCATAAGCCAGTTCCTTTCTATCTATAAAAATAAGTACGTTAATCAAATATCGTAATAGTTAATTGCCATAGTGTTCGATAATCGAGCCAACGATACATTCTCCAATTCTCGCATATCCGTCATCACAGCAATGCAGCTGGTCTCCATTGTAAGGATATGGTGCAGAATCAGTGTATTCTTCCAACACCACTTCCCCGTCTCGGATTTGATAATATGATTGTCCTTTGACGTACTCAATTCGTGTGTCACTTGTAGGACTTCCAGAGGCATCTAACTTATATGGACTATACTGACTATTAACGGCATTTGCATTTGCCCCAAAAATATCCCACGTAAATTTGTTAATTCCAGAATTATGCCAAAGGTCGCAAACGGGGATATTATTATGATTGCATACTGCAATGATTGTATTGCCAAGTGTTTCCATAGTTCTACCTGTTCCGGCAGGATACTCGCCATATCCGTCAACATCATTATACGGATACTTTCCGGCGCAATGCGGAGTAACGTATAAAATCTTGCATTTAAGATTGTTAGCATTATTTAACGTGTCATATATCCTGTTTATGGTGTATTGTATAATACCTGCAATAGTATCTTGTCCTGTGCCATCGGGACTGTAGCAATCGCCAACCACCCCATCCGGCTTACCCCTGTTATTATAAGCAGGTAAAACAATTATTAGGTCTTTGTTGGATACATCGTCTGTAGACAGTGGGT